ATTAAAAATGATACCCAGTGTTGGAGATACTTTAACATATGATAATTTAGATATGACTATGATGGTCGATGAAGAATTAAAGAATTATCAAGAAATACATGATTGGATGGTGAATATTGGATTTCCATATTCTCATAAACAATTTATGGCAAAAGAAAGAGTTGATGCGGTTAGTAGAAAGGGGGAATATCCTCTGTATAGTGATATGCAACTTTATATATTGTCTAGTGCTAATAATCCTAAAGTTGTAGTACAATTGTATGATGCCTTTCCAGTTTCGTTAAGTGGACTTTCTTATACTACTCAAGATACAGATGCAACATATTTAACAGCAGATGTTTCATTTGCTTATATGTACTACGAATTCAATTCATTATAAGTAGTATAGTGAGGAGTGGAAAAGACAGCCCGATAAGGAAATTAATCTTCGGTCAATTCTGAATGTGCCGATGTAAATATAGGTGAGGTCGGGTAGATGCTCTGCGCCGCTCCTCACACTTTTATTATGGAGATAATATGAAGTTAGTTGAATTGCAAGAGATGGTCGATATAGACCTTAAAATTGATGACACAGAATTGGATATGGAAAGTAGTCGTACTCCCCAATTACATAACAAATATCTAAAAATATATACCCAATGTAGTTTACAATTAAAAAAGACTAGAGATGATAGAAAATCTTTATACCGCAATAAGTGGGAATATTATACGGGTAAAGCAGATCCTTCTGTTTATGTGGATAAACCTTTTGATTTAAAGGTATTAAAAGCCGATGTGGGTATGTATATAGATGCGGATATAGAATATCAAGAAATAACACAAAAAGAAGAATATATTAAAACCATGGTGGATTACCTTGAGCGAATACTGAAACAGATAACATCTAGACAGTGGGAAATTCGCAATACTATAGAATGGAAAAAGTTCCTACATGGAGAATAGTTTTGGATGTAAGAATTGAAAAATTTAACGAAGTATATCTCCGAATTAAATGTGAAACCTCGATTGCCAAAGAGCTTTCAGAGTTTTTCAAATTTGAAGTACCGAATGCAAGATTTATGCCGTCAGTACGAAATCGTATGTGGTCCGGTTATATTCATCTATTCTCTCCTGCTACTGGTAAAATATATGTGGGATTATTCCCGTATGTCAAAAAGTTTTGTGAAGAACAGGGATATGAAGTAGAGGTAGTTGAAAATGAATTTTATGGTTGGCCTGATGTAGACCATAATGTTCCAAAATCCCAAATAAAACGATTTGTAAATAGAATATCAAAAGGCATTAATGTAAGGAATTATCAAATTGAGGCTATTCAGCACATTATTAATTCAGACCGTGGTATTATTCTTTCTCCTACTGGGTCTGGCAAATCTTTTATCATATATGCTTTAGTGCGATACTATGTCGATAAATTTGATAATGATAAGATTTTAATTATAGTACCAACAACGTCTTTAGTTGAACAGATGTTTACTGACTTTAGTGATTATGGTTGGTTTCCAGAACATCATTGCCACAAATTATATGCTGGCTTAAATAAAGAAACTGATAGAGAAGTTGTAATATCAACCTGGCAATCAATCTATCAAATGCCCAAGAGTTGGTTCAAACAGTTTGGTGCTGCTATTGTTGATGAGTGTCATTTAGCAAAAGCTAAATCCCTAACAGGCATAATGCAAAAACTACATGATTGTAAATATCGTATAGGCACAACAGGAACGCTAGATGGTGCAGAAATACATCAATTAGTATTAGAAGGACTTTTTGGAAGATGTGAGCAAGTTACAACTACATCTGAATTAATAGAGGATAAACATTTATCTAATTTACATATTAGATGTTTAGTTTTAAATCATCCAAAAGAAAAAAGACAACACAGACAATATGATGCTGAGTTAGATTTTTTATCTTTAGATGAAGCTAGAAATAGTTTTATTGCTAAATTAGCTGATTATGAACCAGGTAACACACTTGTATTATGTCGTTATATTACACAGCTGGACAAACTGATAGACAACCTAAGCGATTCTATTAGACCGATATATAAAGTATACGGTAAAACTCCTGTTGATGATAGAGAAGAAATAAGACGCTTGGTAGAAGAAGGAGAAAATGTTATTGTTATTGCTTCTTATGGAGTATTCTCAACAGGCATTAATATAAAAAGATTACACAACATTGTTTTTGGTAGCCCATATAAATCTCAAATAAAAGTATTACAAAGTATTGGTCGTGGATTACGAGTTGCTGATGATAAACATCAGCTAAACGTATTTGACATTATTGATGATTTAAGTTATAATGGTAAAGATAACTATACGTTAAAACATTTTGGAGAACGTATTAATATTTACAATGAGCAGGGATTTGATTATGATATCATCCCAGTAAAGTTAAAGAGATAAATAATGGATATGGAATTAACAGATATTACTAATCCCTATAAAGTACTAAAAATGGACTCTGGTGAAGATGTAATATGTAAAGTAACTACAGAATATAAAGATGCTTTTGTCGTAGAGAGACCTATGAGTATTACAGAGACTCCTCAATTTCATGAGGAATTGGGTGAGATGGTTAATCAAACTGGATTAGCTAAATGGATGAATTTTACTAATGATGTATCTTTTATTATTCCTAAATCTAAAATACAATCTCTTGCAAACTTAGCGCCAGAAGTTACTTATTTCTATAGAAATATTTGTGCCAAGATGGCAAAAGCAGAGGAACACCTTCCTAAAACTTTAGATGAAGTCCAAGAACGGATATTGTATATGAAGAATTTAGCGGATACTATATCTAATGCTACTGAAGATAGTGATAGTAATGTGGTCCAATTCCCGCCAGATAAAACTAAATTACATTAAATAACGATTGGACACCATCCATGGTATATGAATTCTAGATAATGTCAAGTACAAATTATGAAATAATTGATAATTTTTTACCAGGAGAGTTATTTACTCCTCTGCAAGAATTAATTATGTCTCAAAGACTTCCTTGGTACTACCGAGCAGAAATTTCTTATGACCATGAAAAAGAATCTTTAAATAGTTATCTATCGCATTTTTTATATAAGGATGTTTGTTCAGATGATTGTATGGAGCTCCGTGGTGAGTGGAGTTCACATTTCCAAACTTTTAATCCTGTATTAAGTTTTTTACCATATTTTAAAACATTAATCAGAATGAAAGTTAATTTTTATATTAGAACAGAAAATGTACAAGTGCATGAATGGCACATTGATTTTGATTTTCCACATACAACAGGTATACTTTATTTTAATGATAATGATGGGTATACAGAATTTAAAGATGGTACAAAAATAGAATCTATAGAAAATAGATTTGTTGCCTTTGACGGTTTACTATTTCACCGGTCTACAAATTGTTCAAATCAAAAAGCTAGATTTAATTTGAATATTAATTATATTACTTGACAAGTATTTAAAATCGTGATAGACTGGACCAGTCTAAACAAAAAAGGCATTTGTAATGAAGAAGTTTATATATTTAGCAGGACCGATAGCAGGTCTTAACGAAAAAGAAGCTACAACTTGGCGAGATGAGGTACATCAGAAGTTTCCTTATAATATTGTAGGTATCTCTCCACTACGTTGTGAACCTTTAAAAGAAGGTATGACATATACTGAACCAGGAGCAGTAGATCCAATGTGGTCAGACCCACGTGCTATTGCTACAAAGAATTGGTTAGATACTGAATCTGCTGATTTGGTGTTGGCATATCTCCCAAAAGAAATGAATGATAGACGCCCATCTATAGGTACTATTATTGAAATCGGATGGGCAATTGGTTTGAGAAAACCATTGATTGTCGTTTCAGATGATGATTATGTTTTGGAACATCCTCTGATTCAAAGGAATGCTTCTTGGCGATTTGATAATTTAGATGATGCAGTCGAAGTTATCATAGGATTGTTTTCAGATTATGTTAAGAAGCATTAGGTCCATGGAGACCACATGGCAACTGATAAGAAGAAGAAACCTCATTATGTAAATAATAAAGAGTTCCTACAAGCAATGATAGAATGGAAGGCCGCTGTAAGAGAGGCAGAGGCAAATGATGAACCTAGACCTCAAGTAACAAATTATATTGGTGAATGTTTTTTAAAGATAGCAAATCATTTAAGTTATAGACCCAATTTTATTAACTACACTTATAGAGAAGAAATGATATCTGATGGCATTGAAAATTGCCTTCAGTATATTAATAATTTTGATCCAGATAAATCAAAAAATCCATTTGCTTATTTTACACAAATAATTTATTTTGCTTTTGTTAGACGTATTACTAAAGAAAAGAAACAAAGCGAGATAAAGGATAAGTTGCTAAAGACTAGTAATATAGAAGATTTAGTTGCTACACAGGAACATGATGATGATACTCAGTTCCAACAACAGTTTCTAGAATATTTGGAGCAGTATAATTTTGGCGACAGAAATTAATGTAACTTCAATTAATGCTTTTATTACACCTATATTTACAACAGTAATAGAGGGTATGACAGAAGATAATAATATAGAAGCAGAATTAAGAGATAACATTATAGAAGATCCTTTAGATGCCTTTGCTACACAACAAACATTGGCAGATTTGTATATTGAACCATTATGTGAAGCTATTACAACACTTGTACATGAAATAACGGTACGAAGTTATAGATATGCTTCATATGGTATAGATATAACATCTATGTGGGGTAATGTACAGAGACATGGTAATTATTGTTTCAAACATACTCATGCTAATAATATTTTTAGTGGAATATTTTATCTCAATGAAGATATTAATTTTCCTCCTGTACAATTTCATCGCCCTGCAGAAAGTAGTTTTGATATGATGGTAGATGAAGATAATGAATTTAATAGAGGTAAAATGTTTTTGTATCCTAAAAGAGATATGTTAGTACTTTTTCCAAGTTGGCTAGAACATGATGTTCCAGTAAATACTTCTGGTAAAGATAGATTATCAATATCGTTCAATGTCATGTGTCGTGGTAGATTTGGTCAAGAGAATAGTAGACAAGAGGTTATTATATGATATTGACCGACCTGAATACTGCTATTAGGGAAAAGAGAGAAAGACAACGAGTTTTAGATTTTTATTCAGATAAGGTTCAGTTTCATTGTGGAGAAAATTGTTTTCACATAGGAAAAGTTTCTCACGGTAATAGTTATTATTTTAGTAACGCAAAGGGATTCTTTTGTTGGAAATTAGATGTAGGTCGTGATGTAGATTTACCTAATGTATGTAATTTTAATTGTGGATATTGTTCTCTTCCACACGCTTCAATAGTACCACATTTTGTAAAGGATAATTATGTTGTTCCTCAAGATTGGGAAATGAAACCAGTATGGAAAGAACAGATAAAATGGTCATGTGAAGATGCTGAAAGGGATTATTTTCTTTATAATTTTACAGGTAATGAAGCAGAGACTTTATTTTATTTACCATGTGTTGAAGCATATATGAATTTTTTTGTTAATGAGTTAGAGCCGATTTATAATAAAAGAGGTTGGGCTAAACTTTCTACAAATGGTGTACCATTAAATAAAGAAAAAATACAACGATTAAAAGATGCTAGAATAGATGAATTGGTAGTCAATATAAGTGCTAGTAATTTTTCTAAAGATGTTTATAATAATATTGAAGAAGCTGCTAATCATATGATAGTAACTTGTTGTGCGCCGCTGTGGCCGTTACAACGAGAGGGTTATATAGAAATGCTACCTATCTTAAATGATATTGGTGTAAAACATTTAGAACTTTATCAGTTACAAATATTAAATAATCTTCATTTTGAAAAAACATCGAAGCTTCTTCCAAGCGAAACTAAATATGTTTCGATGGATAATATTAGATGGCCTACAAGTGAATTAGAAGTATTAATAGTAGATGATGGATTATGTGAGGAAATAATGACTATAGTTGCAAACAATAATTATGATTATTCAGTTTTAGATATGAATTGGTATGTTACTTTACCATTTTCTTATGATAAAGAAGCTTTTGATATTCCATGAAAGTAGCAATAATTACAGATACACATTTCGGAGGAAAAAACGATAATGTTTCATTTGCCACCTTCCAGAGAAGATTCTACGAAGGAACTTTTTTCCCAATACTTGCTAGGGAAGGAATTACAACGATATTGCATCTGGGCGATGTGTTTGATAGGCGCAAGTATTCTAATTTCTTATCTCTTAAATTAGCTAAGGAAATGTTTTTTGAACCAGCACAGAAATATAAAATTCATATGTTGGTAGGAAATCATGATGCTTATTATAAGAATAGTAATGAAGTAAATTCAATAGAATTAACTTGTAGCGAATATAAAAACATAACAGTTTACCGTGAAGTTCCGGAAGTCATAGATATAGCCGGACATTTTATCTTTTTAATTCCTTGGATAGCTCCAGCTAATCGTGCTATGGCCTTGAATATGATAAAGAAGGCAAAGGCTGATGTTGTAATGGGACATTTAGAAATTAATGGTAGTGAAATGATGCCTAACATTTATTGTGACCATGGTTTAGATAGAGATTTATTTAAACGATATGAACGAGTATTTTCAGGACATTACCACACACAACAAGACGATGGCCATATTCGTTATCTTGGCGCACCATATGAAATAACTTGGGCAGATTATGAAAGTGCTAAAGGATTTCATATTTACGATACATCTACAAGAGAGTTTGAGTTTTATCAGAACCCCAATAGACTATTCAAGAAAATCTTTTATGATGACAGTCAACAAAATATGTTGGCAACAGACTTGTCGGAATATGAAAACACTTATGTAAAAATATTTGTAGTAAATAAGACAGATTTTTATACCTTTGATAGATTCATAGAAAAATGTTATAATGAAGGTAATTTTCTTGAATTGAAAATTGTTGAGGACTTTAGTGATTTAAATCCAGATGCTATAGCAGATTCAGAATTAGAAGATATAGAAGATACCTTAACTATATTGAGCAAATATGTTGAAGAAATTGATAGTGAATCTCTCAATAAGGTTAAGCTAAATCGACTATTGAAAAATTTATATTTAGAGGCTAATGAAGTTGATTGAGTTACAAGAACATCGCTTATTTCCTACTTTAGTTTTTTCAACATATATAGAAAATTTTAAAGATATTAATATTTCTATTTTAAAAAAGTTATCTAAAGCTGAAAGAATAGAAAAGGTATATGGTGAACAAACTTTTAATGTAAAAGATTGGGAAGAAATGCAACCATTTAAGGATCAAGTAGATTCTTGTTTGGAACAGATACAATCTCATTTGGGATATATCACAGACCATTCTTTAGAATCTATGTGGATACAAACTTATAATAAACCACATATGTTAGAAAAACATACACATCCCAATAGTTGGTATAGTGGAGTTTATTATTTAAGTGCTGAAGATAAAGCTGGCCCTCTAGTTTTACATGACCATAGACCAGATGTTGGTATTGTAAGTTATTATAAAAATAGAGAAGAAGAAAGAGTATCCAATAAAATGGAATTTAAACCAGAGCCCGGTTTATTAATATTATTTCCAAGTTGGTGTACACATAGCGTATTAGTAGGTTCTGGAGCTAGAGTAAGTATTTCTTTTAATTATCAGAAATCTATGGTAAATGAAAATGAGTTAACCGTTATATGATAGTTTTTAGAGAAGTAAATTTTAAAAATTTCCTTTCAACAGGAAATACTCCTACTACAATACGATTAGATAAAGATAATACAACACTTATCATAGGTGATAATGGAAGTGGTAAGTCAACTGTATTAGATGCTTTAACTTTTGGTTTGTTTGGCAGGGCATTTCGTAATATTAAAAAAGACCAATTAATAAATTCTGTTAATGAACGTGATTGTAAAGTAGAAGTTTATTTTGATATTGGTAAACGAAAATATCATATTATTAGAGGTATTAAACCTGGACGTTTTGAAATTTATTGTAATGGTAAGATGATAAATCAAGACGCTAGTGCTAGAGATTATCAAAAACATTTAGAAGAAAATATACTTAAATTAAATTATCGTTCATTTACTCAGGTAGTTATTCTTGGGTCATCATCATTTGTTCCATTTATGCAGCTTACTCCAGCAGCTAGACGAGAAGTTGTAGAAGAAATTTTAGACATTAAAATTTTCTCTATGATGAATAGAGTGCTTAAATGGAAGATAAAAGATATGAAGGAAAAACAAGAAGATGTAAAACATCAATTTGTTATGACTAATACTAAAATTAATATGACATCAGACCATATAGAATATACAAAAGGAAAAAGTAAAGAGAGTAAAGCGGCTTTAGAAAAGAAAATACGAAATAATGAAAAAGAAATAATGGAGTTGAAAGAA